TGAGAACGCCAATCGAATTACTCATCTTCCAGCTTCAGTACAGCTACAACCTCAATCCGAATCCATTCACGGCATCAGCGATTGAGTCAGCGACACAGGCATTGAATCTTGAAAAGCAACACATGAAGACTGCCTATCTTACGGCACTCGTCTCAGCAGCAGAAGGGCTTGACGTTTCTTTTGATAAGTTTTACGAAACACAATACACCAAGCCATGACAAGAGACGAGTTTATCTACTACCCTGCCTTATCGGCATCGCGGATAAAGAAACATTACACAGGAGACATCAGCTATGCTAAGTTTGCCCTCGCCAAGGGGGCAGACTTCCATGAGCAGATACTTGAGACAGCACTTGATCAGATGAACGAGGAAGCAGCTAACGTACACCGATGCATCATGGCTCATCCTATCGCTTCTGTTATCTTCACAGGATCAATGCGAGAGGTAGCGGTAGTGTCAACTGTTGAGGTGCTTGGGCATCAGATACCAGCTAAGGCGATGCTCGACATTCATAACATGGGGCTTGGCATAATTGCCGACATCAAAACGACATCAGCGAAGAACATGGAAGCGTTTCAATCTGATATGATAAAGCACTACAACCACATTCAAGCTGCTTGGTTCGCCAAGGTGGCAGGAGTCGATCCGAGTAAGTTCTACTACATCGGAGTGCCAGCGAAAGCTAAGAGGTCAAACGCTACCGAAGATGACATCTTCCTATGTCGGCATTCAGATCACGACCTTCAGCAAGCTGGCTTCCTGATAGAGAACTACATTAGACAAGAATGGGCAACGGTAAGTAATCAACTGGGGAGGGCGAGAGTATGACAACCCCAAACGAAAGCCAGCCGATGGTAGGTGCTGTTATAAGCCGTTTGTCAGATGAGCAAATTGAATTGGTAGCTAATATCTTTTCAAAAGGCAATGAACACCTGTTAGCCGATATGGAAGTAGAATGGCTACTGAGCCACGCTTTTCAATTAGGAGCAAAGTTTCATAGGGATTTTACAAATGGCTTATAACGTTTTGCAGATTGGCGGTCGTTTTAATGCCGCCAATGTGCTGTTATAAGCCGTTTGAATTAATTAACTAAAAATATAAATATGGATACGAAACAAAAATTTGTTAGACTAAAAGAATACAACGAGGTGATTATATTCCCTTGCATAATTGAACATTCAAGATTTAAACACTTTAACCCAATATCAGCAGGTTTCTGCTATATAAATGCGGATAAAGAACGAGTTGATTGTTTTGGAGAAAGTTACTCACTTGATTTAAAATCAGACCCTAAACAAGATACGATAGAAGCTACTAAACAAATTTTTGGAATAGATGCTTGTTTGAAACTGCTCGGCTCAAATGGCTTATAACGGTTGCAGATAAACGAAGTTTTAATTTTTAAATAACAAAATTATGTTTGGATACGAAGAAGAATTACAAGACGAAATAGCTAAATTAAAAGCAGAAAACGAAAAATTAAAGTTGCGTTTATCTGTTGTTAGCCAGCACAGCGAACTGTTAAAAGAGATTTTTAGCATTACTGCTGGTGCTTGGGATGACCCTGTGATTAGCGAAGACTTATATAATAGAATGGAAGCTGCAATCTCTTTTAATTGTGGCTAACTTGTTTATACCCGCAACAAACCTTCGCATACACAACCTAAAACCCAAAGAGAAATGAAGAACGAAACAAAGGTCACAGCAGTTGAGTGGTTGATAAAAGAACTTGAAGAGCATCACGTTTTTCACGACATTAAAAACACAGTTGCATATCACCAAGCCAAAGTACTTGAAAAGCAGCAGATTATTGAAGCATATTCATCAGATAGATTCCCTTGCTCAGAAGAAGATGCCAAACAATACTACACCGAAACCTACAAGCCATGACAGAGTTAGCGAAGCACTACCACGAACAGTACGAGACCGAGAAGATGCTATTCTACCGGGAGGCAGAGGTAAGGATGGAGATAGCGATAGGGCGATGGTGGGCGATGAATGGCGAGATGCCAGCCTGCATCATAGCATCAGACCTCAAGGTCAATCTATCGAGCATGACGGAGCGCATCCAGTACGAGATCGGGAAGAAGGCAGGGATCAAGATACTCAACACAGCCATCCCTCTTGTCCTTGAATCGACCATCAAAGAGTTGCAGAATAACTTCCAGCAAAGATCGGCTATTCCCTACACGACTGAATATTACCTCTACCTTGCTAACAATTCACGAGAAGAACTAATCGCCAACTACCATGCAGCACGAAGCCGAGATTTATAGAGTCATTGCCAGGTACATGAGCATCAAGTACCCGAAGGTCATCTTCCGGTTTGACTTCGCTGCCGGAATGTACATGAGCGTGTTCCAATCGAAGAACCACAAGGCTATGAATCCTATCAGGGGCTATCCTGACTTATTTATCGCCAAGCCCAATAAAGACTTCTCAGGGCTTTTCATTGAGATAAAGACAGAGAAGGGCAACCCGTTCAAGAAAGACGGTCAGATGAAGGCTAACGAGCATACAGAGCGACAGGCTGAGATATTAGAGATGCTCAACGAGGCTGGTTACTTAGCAGTCTTCGGAACAGGAACAGACCAATGTATCAAACTTATTGACGAATACCTAAACAACTGAACCATGAAAAAAGCAATCATCCTACTGACAATCATCGTAGCTACGTTGACCTCCTGCGAGAAGTCCTGCTATCAGTTCAACGTGACCAGCAAGACAACGACCTATAACAACTACAACGACAAGACAACTACCTCTATCATCAAGCAATGCGACCTAACGGCTCGTAAGGCACGGAAGGTGGCAGAGGGCATGACTAACACGGTAAGGACTGGTGTAGGCAAGCAGCTTGTCACGGTTGAAACAACGGTAATGTATCACATTCAATATTGAAACTATGACACAAGATAGAGCAGATAAAATTCAGAAAGAAGGATTAAGAAGAATGATTGAGTGGAGTAAAAATGCATCATTTAAAGAAATGACATTTTACTATTCAAGAATGAAATTTGATATGAATTTAGGATTATGTGGTGGGTTTCCATTTGATGAACCTGAATGGATGAAAGGATTGAAATTTAATTCATTTGTAACAAAAGATGAATTTTATTCAAATGAATATGATCAAATTATCGATTCATTGTTTAAATATGGTGAAAGCAATTGGAATAATTTGGCAAAGATAAAAAATCATTTTGCAAAATAATCGGCACTAAGCCACCTTCCCAGCAGCAAGTAAGAAATATAATTTAAGGGACTGAAAAAGCTGCTGGGTTTATTTTATCTTTGTGAAGTTCAGAGGTCAGAGCCTGAATGATAAGAAAACATTTTGCCCTATACGGGCTGCGATGGGAAAGAGAAATCTAACCCGCTCTGACCGCAGCCTTTATAGGGCTTTTTTATTTTTGAAATTATGAAAGCAAAAATCGAAAACCTTGAAAAAGATGAGTTGATTGAAATGATTAAGACATTGTGGATTGAAAGTAAAATGAGGCATTTAGATTTTGAATTTAGAGGTGATGATTTTAACAAAGTAATGGCTCTTGAAGAGTTGCTACTTGAAACGGCTTTACACATGGATGAAAAAATATTAACTTATTTCGGATACGATGTTTGAATATTTTAATGGGTATTGGAACTGGGCAAGTGTCAACCCTCAAAAGGTTAATCCTACGACTACATCAATCTATTTCTACATTCTATCCGTGGCGAATGAATTACATTGGAGAGAATCGTTTGGGCTAAGTGCTACTCAGATAATGAACGGAGTAAATATCGCTACGTACAAAACCTATAAAAAGCACTTTGATGAGTTGATAGATAATGGACTTATAAAAGTAGTTCAGCCATCAATCAATCAATACAAATGCAACGTAATTGCCCTAGTAAAATTTACCGAGGCACAGACCATAGCACGACCGAAGCACGGTATAGAGCATGACCGAGGCATTGACCAAGGCACAACCCATATTCATAAGACGTTTAAAGAGGATAAAGAGAATAAAGAATATAAAGAAAAGAAAACAAAAGAGCCAAAATCTAAAAGTGATTTTGTCCTGTTGGTTGATTCTAAGAAATACTTCAACAACGATCCAATTCTCAAAGAACTATTCGTTGACTTCATCGACATGAGAATCAGAATAAAGAAAACACCTACCGAGAAAGCACTTGACCTACTCGCCAATAAGTTAAGAGAGCTATCCAAAGGAAACAAGGCAAAGGCGATGAAGATAATTGAGAACTCTATCGAACGTAACTGGGCAGGATTCTTTGACATTGACTCACCTACTTCCTTTTCAAAACCTATTCAACCCACCTTCAGCAGGGCTGCAAACGGAGTCCATTTCTCAGGTGCTAATCCAATCGAACCATGAACACAAGCAAAACAGAGCAAGCATTAATTGCCATCTTGATGACTGGTGACACTCACCGCGATCTACTCTCTCAACTATCAGCCAACCTATTCACGGACGAGTTAACGAACAAAGCATTCAAGGTGATAGAGGCACTAATTGCCAAAGGAAAGACACCCGATGCCGTTAACTTCTTCCAGTATTCCAAGGAGGTAGAAGGATTCGCAGCTAAAGACATGGCAACGGTAGTCAACTGGAGCAGCATCCTAACCTACAACGAACCGATCAACGAGTACATCGCCACCCTCAAGGATGCCAACATCAAGAGAAGCATCGGGCAGATACTCACCGAGGAATCGTTAGGGATGCATAATACCTCGGACGGCTACACAGCAGCTACCGGAATAATCAAAAGGCTTACCAGCCTGTTAGACACCGGAGGAACGACTGATAACATAATCGACCTCTTACAGCTTACCAATGATGAAAGGGAGGCATACTACCGCCGAGCAGCATTGACGGCAGCAGGGAAGACCACAGGGGTAGAAACGGGCATACAATCAATCAACAGGTTCACGGGTGGATGGCATCCTGAGTTTATCATCATAGCCGGAAGACCTTCGATGGGTAAGACGGCACTCGCACTCTTCCACGGGATGCAATCCAAAGAACCGGGTATTTACTTCAACCTTGAGATGAACCCCTCTCAACTGTGCCAGCGGTTAATCCTGATGGAGGCAGAAGACAAGATTCAATCTTCAAGACTTCGAGATGGCAACCTAACGCAGCCTGAGTTAGCAGCCTTCGAGCAGACGATAGGTAAGATTGAGAAGTCACCGTTCCTGATTTACGACAAGGCACGGTGCGGAGTTCACGAAGCGATCAGGGTAATAAAGCGAGAGCATCGCAAAGGGCGGTGTAAGTGGGTAATCATTGACTACCTTCAACTGATGACGATAGAGGGATTCAGAGGCGGTAACAGAGAGGCAGAAGTCGCAGAGATAAGCCGAACGATAAAGGCAGCACAGAAAGAGTTAGGAATACCGATCATAGCACTTGCCCAGCTTAGTCGTGAAGTCGAGAAAAGAGCCGACAAGAAACCGATGCTTTCAGACCTTCGGGAGTCAGGATCACTTGAGCAGGATGCAGACACGGTAGCCTTCGTTTGGAGACCATCCTACTACGGGCTGAACGATGACAACGGCACACCATACACCAACGAGATATTCTACCTATTCGAGAAGCACCGCCAAGGGGCAACAGGAACAGTAGAGTTCAGGCACTCATCAAACATGACCTCCTTCAGCGACTCAGGAGCATCACCACAAGGGAGCAGCTTCCTACCATCACCACCTAAAGACCTAAGAAACTATGCAGACAACGACTGGGACAAAGACATCACCAACCCCTTCTAAAGACCAACCGTGCAACCTAACCTACTACGACATCAGGGCAGGGAAGTGTCCATTCGCTAAAGTCTACCACGGGAAGATATGGTGTGTGAAGGAGGGCTGCAAATGACGGATGCCGAAAAGATAACGCACTACATGGTCAACTACCTACCCGATGAAGTTGAGGTGAAGGATATGGCAACGACATACCACAACGCACGGCGCACACATCGGTCATTCACGGCTCATTTAGTCAACTCAGAACCTAACAGCAACATCTACAAGACATATCTCGGAAGGTGTTTATCTTGGCTTCATCTATTAAAAAACAACGGTATAGTATTGCATAATCAATTAGAATAAGTAACTTTGTAAACCATGGAAGCAGTAATATCAACAAGAGGCGGTAGGCGAGTAGGAGCAGGGGCGAAGCATAAATACGGCGAGCCTACTACTACGGTGGCATTCCGTATTCCCAAAAGCCACAAGGATTCAATCAAGAAAATAATTCGGGTATATTTGGATCAGGTAGCCTTAACACAGAAAGCAGCATGAGCGACTTACTATTAATCCCATGCGCCATTGAGTCAGTCAGCACCCGGAGAGATAAGACTCTCAAGGTTGTTATCGGAACGCAAGAACTATCTCCAGCAAAGGCAGCCGAGTTACTCAACCAATGGGCATCGGGAGTCGGAGTAATGGCATTTAAGGGTGAGTCATTCTCATTCAACGATGAAGAGGTACTCAAGTCAATCAAGATAGATGCCGAAGAGATGGGGAGTAAGACACCCAGCCAGCGGTTGAGGTCTTGCCTGTATGTTCTGTTCGAGCGTAACGCAGAAGGACATAGCGACTTCAACAGCTACTATGCCTCTATGATGGAGAAGTTTATCGACATGGTTAAGAAACGAATCGATACCTACACGCTATGACGAATGACTTACTATTCGGCAAGAGCAAGCAAGCTATCGCAGCCAACACCCGTAGGCTGATCGCTAAAGGACTCACACCGCAACAAGCGGAAGTATTAGCCGTTCAGTTCGCAGAACGTCAGAGAAGTCGATTCGGAGCGAAGAAGGATAAGACGGTTTATGATATTGACTAACTTTGTGATATGCCACTACTCCAAGGACATTCCTACGAAACCATCAATAAAAACATTCAGAAGCTGATAAAGGAAGGTTACGAGCCGAAGCAAGCAGTAGCCATTGCCTATGCAGAAGCCGAGAAGAGCAAACCGAAGAAGAAATGAAAATCTCATTCGACTATGACGGGGTGCTATCAACTCCACAAGGAAAAGAACTTGCAAAACGGAAGATAGCGGAAGGCGATAGAGTGTATGTCGTAACGGCAAGAGGAGAGAGCCAGCGAGTGCTGGACGTAGCGAAGGAGGTAGGCATACCAAGGCTTCAAGTGTACTTCACAGACGGGGCTGATAAGTGGAAGACCATTAAGAGGCTTGGAATTGAACGACACTACGACAACAATCAGGAGCAAGTAGATAAGATAAGAGAAAACACAGAAGCTAACGCAACATTAGTGAAGTATGACTGAAGACAGCGATAAGAAGCCAGTAGGAAGACCGACACCTTACAAGGCAGAGTATTGTGAGATAGCCGAGAACATGGCTTTGCTTGGATTGAATGACGAAGAGATGGCAAAGGTATTATCGATTGCGACTTCAACATTTTACAAATGGCAACACGACCACCCAGAATTTTCGGAGGCGATAACACGGGGGAAAGTCCCTGCTGACGGGATAATTGCTAAGGCATTGTTCAAACGAGCAATGGGGATGACAATATCTGAAGACGCTTTAACAAACCGTGGTGAGGTCGTTAGCCTGAGAAAAGAACTACCACCGGATACTGCTGCTGCTAAACATTGGTTAGGAAATAGACAACGTGAGAAGTGGGCAAGCAATGGCGATACCAACATCACCACTACCGAACCATTGATAATTATTAGAACGGTTAAGAGTGAATGAGTTTCACGCTAACAGAACGACAGACAACAGCGTTTGACCTTTCGGTAAACGGGAGCAAACGAGTAGTAGTATTCGGAGGGGCGATTCGAGGTGGTAAGACCTATTGGCTGCTACTAACCCTCTGTTCACTCTGCATGGCATACCCTCGCTCTCGCTGGGTAATCATCCGTAAGACACTACCCGATCTCAAGAGAACAACCTTTCCATCGTTCTCGTCTATCCTCAATGACGGGATGCAGAAGTATGTGAAGAAATGGAACTTAGACACCAATGTTGTTCACTTCATCAACGGCTCTGAGTTAATATTCATGGCTGAATCTTTCGATGACGATAAGGATTTGAACAGGTTCAGAGGTCTTGAGGTGAACGGCGCAGGGCTTGACGAGGTCAACGAACTTCAAGAGGCTACCTTCTACAAGGTGCAGGAGAGGATAGGAAGCTGGAACAAGGCGGTCGGCAACCCTCCTATCGTTTGTCTCGCCACCTGTAACCCTGCCAACAACTGGGTGAAGTCTGTCATCTACGAACGATGGAGGACGGGAACGCTACCGGAGCGATGGGAGTATATCAACTCACGTATCACCGATAACCCATACATCAGCCTTGAGTACCTGGAGAGTTTGAAGGAACTGCCACCTATCCAGTATCAGCGATTCGTAGAGGGTGACTGGGACGTGATGGATGACATCAGTAACCCGTTCCTTCATGCTTGGAATGACAATGACCACATAGATGACAGCCTTGCCATCAATCCTCATATCCCTGTGTTTATCTCAGTCGATTTCAATATCAATCCTCTCTGTGCCTTGGTCATCCAACAGACGGCGAGGGGCTGCGTGGTAGTAGACGAGATCAAGATAGAGAAAGGAAGCGTTGACTCGTTCTGTGACCATGTGGAATCCTACGGCATCCCGATAGGGCTGCTCAGGATAACCGGTGATGCGATGGGTAACGGCAGGAGCATCCAACAGAGAGATAACAGTTCAGCATACACGCAAATCAAGAGACGGCTAAAGCTGGGAGATAGTCAGATAATAATACCAGCGAACCCTACACACTTCAATAGCCGGATTGATTGCAACAATGCACTGAGGAAGCTGGACATCAAGGTTAACTCAGTACGGTGCAAGGGCTTTGTCTTCGATGCGAAACAGGTGCAATGCAACTCGGACGGGGGAATCATGAAATCGAACAGAAAGAACTTAGCGGAACGTGCTGACTTCTTGGATTGTTTTCGTTATTTTGTAAACGCAATTCTAAAGAGATACCTATGAGCGTATGTTCACTATGCTATAATGCAGGAGCTTACATCGAGTCCTGTGCTTCGGGGCTTACCTTCTGGACCGTCACACCTGACACATCTTTCCTCGTCTGCCTCCAGCACAACGCAACAGGGCGAGTACAGACCTTCCCTGCTACCTCCGATGAAGATGGCATCATAACGGTTGAAGGTATCGTAGTCGATGCCCTGCAAGGCTATACGCTGTTCGTCACCCTTGGAGGGGTCAACGGTGACCATGAGACGATTACAGTAGATGCGGTGGCGTACACCTGTATCAGCTTCTCTATCGTGCAGTCAGACACAGAGCCAGCAGTTATAACACTTACCGACTGATGAAGATGCTACTCGCTATCATAGAAGGATGGTGGTACTACGCTACCAGCAACAGAGAGGCACGGGCAAGGAGCAAGCCGAGAACGGCTATCTGTTCTCTCTGCCAGCATAAGGATAAGACGCTCAACATCTGCAAGGAGTGTAAATGCTTCCTGCCGGCGAAGACGAGAGTAGAAGACGCACAATGTCCATTTGGTTACTGGTGAGCAGCTTTATCATAGTCAACTCGGTGCTGATGGAGTATGACGGCACAATCGAAGACGAAGAACTTCGGAACATGAGTGCTGTTGAGGTAGGCTTCTGTAAGGTGCTGATCAGCATTGCCAACATTGAAATGGTGGTAGAGTTACCGGACGAGAACAGAAGCGAGATTAAGACAATAGGACAAGAGAAGATATACTGCACAAACTCAATCGATGAAGTTATTCAGAAGATTAATGCCTCGCAAGTTGTGGCATCTATTCAATAGGTGGTCGGCTAAACAGTCTACGTTGAATCTCGTTAAGATATTCACGCACGATGGACATAACTACCTCCGCTTCCCAAAGGAAGTCAATATGCCACTTGAACGGTTCAGTATGTCGATGGCATTACTTGAACGGTTGAGCAGCGGACTATCCGGTAACGAGATGGAGTCCATTCTCAACGAGATGGAGAAGGCACTCAGCGCAGGACTCGGCAACCCGAAGAACGCAGCGTTGATGGCTACCTATATCCACATTATCAGGGAGCGACAGGACACTGTAATACATCGTGACTTGCTGCTTAACATCGCAGCCACTTGGGTGCTGAGAGATGATGAAGACCCGTACATCATAAACCCTGACATTCACAAGGAGAAGCTGGACGTATTCGAGGCGATGTGCAAGGAGGGGTCGCATGATTTTTTTACACGGTTGGCTATCGAGCCATTGACTCCCTTAATGTCTATGTCAGCAGAAGACTTTCAGACGCTATGGGAATACAACGTGCAACAGCAACGCAAGCTGATAGCAGCGTTAACCCTGCTCGATACTCACCGAGATACA